TCAAGGTAATGCACTTTCTTTCGATGGAATCGAAGTTGTATTAGCTCCAGGTATGCCAACTAATCACATTGTTGCAGGACAAAAATCTAACATTTACTTTGGTACAGGTCTATTATCTGACCACAACGAAGTTAAGTTATTAGATATGGCTGACCTAGATGGTTCTCAAAACGTAAGAGTAGTAATGAGATTCTCAGCAGGTGTACAATATGGAATAGGAAGTGACCTATCTTTATTGACATTAGCTTAATAAATTGTTTAACATAGAGGGGTAGGTAGGGTATATACCTGCTTACCCTTTCTTATAAAAATTATAATAATATGGCTTGTACATTAACAACAGGAAGAAACATACCTTGTAAATCTTCAGTAGGTGGACTTAAAACAGTTTACTTTGCAGATTATGGTCTTACTGTTACTGATAATGCCACAGATGCAGAAAAAGTAGATATAGGAGGAACTCCTGACTTTTTTCAATACGACCTTAAAGGAAGTTCATCTATGGATACAGCAGTAAACAGCTCAAGAGAAAACGGTACTACTTTCTTTGAAACAACTTTAAATATTTCATTACAATTATTAGATAGTAAAACACAAGAAGAATTAAAGATTATAGCTTTAGGACGACCACAAATCGTAATAGAGGACTATAATGGTAATTTCTTTTTAATGGGTAGAGAACACGGATGTGAAGTATCTGGTGGCTCATTCACAAGTGGAGCAGCTATGGGAGATGCATCTTCATTCTCTTTATCATTAATTGCTCAAGAAGTATCAGCTCCTGCATTCCTTGCAGATTCAACTGATGTAACTGACAATGTGAATGTAGCTAAGATTTCACCTGCTACTCCTAGTAATGGATAATAAATTATTAAGTTAGAAAATTAAGGGGACTATATGTCCTCTTTTTTTTTGCATTTTACACAAAATATAGTTTTTTTTTCGATATATAAGTATGAAGAAACTTACTACAAGTGCATCTGCTCAAACTATAAAGATTATACCTAGAAGTTATGTTACTTCTTCTACTACTCTAAAAGTAAGAGATGATTCACAAAATGAAGAATTTAGTTTTACAGTAACTCCATCTGTTGATGGTAATTATCTAAGTATTTCTAATGAATATACATCTTCAGGAAATTCTATATTAAAAGAGGGTAGAACTTATAACATAGAGTTATTAGATACATCTTCTAACATAATATACAAAGACAAAGTATTTTGTACTGACCAAACTATAGATCAATCAAGTAATGACTATTATTCAATTAATGATGGTGAATATACATTTGATACTACAGCAGGTTCTCACGATAACGATTACATAATAATATGAACGATTTAAGAATAGTAAATTTAAGCACTTACACGAGTCCTAAAATAAAAGAAGTTAGTAATAGAGAATGGATTTCTTATGGAGAGGACAACAATTACTTTCAATATCTAATAGACAGATATAATGGAAGTCCAACTAACAATGCCATAATAAACGCTGTATCTTCTATGATATATGGTAAAGGATTAGACGCTACTAATTCCAGTAAAAAACCAGATCAATATGCACAGATGATTTCATTATTTGATAATGATAGTGTAAGAAGATTATCATACGACTTAAAGTTAATGGGACAATGTGCAATACAGGTAATTTATTCTAAAGACAGAACTAAGATTGCTCAGATAGAGCATATGCCTGTAGAAACACTTAGAGCAGAGAAGTGTAATGAGAAAGGAGATATAGAAGCATATTACTATTGGAAAGACTGGAGTAAGATTAGACCTTCAGACAAACCTTTAAGAATACCTGCATTTGGTACAAGCAAAGAATCTATAGAAATACTTTATGTAAAACCATACAGATCAGGATATTATTATTATAGTCCTGTAGATTATCAAGGAGGTTTACAATATGCAGAGCTTGAGGAAGAAGTATCTAACTTTCATTTAAACAACATACTTAATGGTATGAGTCCATCAATGTTAATTAACTTTAATAATGGTACTCCTAATGCAGAGGAAAGAAGACTTATAGAACAAAGAATATACAACAAATTTAGTGGGTCAAGTAATGCAGGTAAGTTCATATTAGCTTTTAATGATAATGCAGAGAGTGCTGCAAGTATAGAACCTGTTCAACTTAGTGATGCACATAATCAGTATCAATTCTTGTCTGAAGAATCTACTAAAAAGATAATGGTAGCTCATAGGGTCGTTTCTCCAATGCTTTTAGGTATAAAAGATAACTCAGGGTTAGGAAACAATGCAGAGGAGCTTAAAACAGCTTCTACGCTTATGGACAATACTGTCATAAGACCTTTCCAACATCTTTTGATAGATGCTTTTGATAAAATACTAGCATACAATAAAATCTCACTTCATTTATATTTCAAAACTTTACAACCTTTAGAATTTACAGAATTAGATAATGTAGAGGATGAGGAAACTAAAGAAGAAGAAACTGGTGTTAAATTATCTAAGGAAGATTTAACAGATGAGGAGTTTGATATTATTCTTGATGAGCTTAGAGGTGAGACAATGTCTAATAGATGGGAAGAAGTAGATGCTAGAGAATATAAAGAAGATAATGAAAGTGAAGAAGAATGGGCAAGTAGATTAATACAATCTAAGAAAGAAAACTTAGAAAAGAAAAGTATCGATTCTAAGAAATCAGGATTTAGTTATTTAGACAAGTCTTTATATAAAGTAAGATACAAATACAATGAGAAATATTCTTCTGGTAAATCAAGACAATTCTGTAGAATTATGATGAATAGAAGTAATCGTAAAGTAGTTTATAGAATAGAAGATATTGATAAAGCTAGTAGAGCAGGAGTAAACAAATCATTTGGACATAAAGGAAAATCTTATGATTTATTCAAATATAAAGGAGGAGTTAATTGTGGACATTTTTGGAGTGAAGTGTTGTATAGGTTAAAATCTAAGACAATGAAAAAATCCATACAAAACTATGATGAAGTAGATAATATTCCTAAATCATATCAACCAACTCCTGCAGGACATAAAAAGGCAAAGATAGCTCCAAAAGATATGCCAAATGAAGGACATCACCCAAGTTATAATAAATAAGATATGGCAACAGCATTATTCATAAAACCAATAGACATCAAAAGAAATACCATTATAGATGGGAATGTAGATGTAGATAAATTTATTCAGTTTATCAAAATAGCACAACAGATACACGTTAGAAATTATCTTGGAAGTGATTTATATAATAAGATCAGTAGTGATATTGTAGCAGATACTTTGACAGGTGACTATCTGAGTTTAGTAAACACTTATATACAACCTATGCTTATTCATTTTGCTATGGTAGATTATTTACCATTTGCAGCTTACCAGGTAAAGAATGGAGGAGTGTTTAAGCATTCATCTGAAAATAGTGAAACAGTATCTAAGAATGAAGTGGATTATTTAGTAAATAAAGAAAGAGAGTTTGCAGAATACTATACAAGAAGATTTATAGATTATATGGCTAACAATCAAAATTTATTTCCTGAATATACAAGTAATACTAATGAGGATATAAATCCTGATAAAGATGCAACATTTAACGGATGGGTATTATAAAGAAAATTTACAGACCTAAAGAGGGGAATGTGAAAAAATTATTAACTTATTTAAAAAGCAATAATGGCTACATTAACAAGCACGAAAATAAAAAATACTTATGATGCGTTATTAAAGTCAATAGACAATGATGCAATAGGAACAACAGCAAAACAGATCACAGATGGACTTGGAAACATTACTCCATTATATGTATCAACAACACAAGTAGGAATAGGTGTAACACCAGAATCAGGATTAAACCTTCACGTTTTTGGAGATGCTAAAATAGGTAGCAATCTAACAGTAATCGGAAATTTAGTAGTAGAAGGAAACACCACGACTGTTGGGACAGACACGCTCACGGTCAAAGACCCTTTAATTGTATTAGCAAACAACAACACTTCTACAGACGCAGTTGACATAGGTTTTTATGGCAAATATCATCCTTCTGATACCACACTATACTCAGGACTGTTTAGAGAAGCTCTAACAGGTAAATACAGATTGTTTAGAGGATTACAAGAAGAACCTACCACAACAGTAAACACAAGTGGAACAGGATATACTAAAGCAGATTTAGTTATAGGTAATTTAAATGCAACAAATATAGAAGCTTCAGGTGATATTTCAACTGCTGTTGGGACTATATCTGGTAGTTTTGTTGGAGGTACTTTTTCAGGTACTACAGGATATTTTAGTGGTGATGTTGATATTGATGGAGCATTAGAAGTAGATGATTTAGACATTCTTCAATCAGCTTCTTTAGCTGATAATAAAAACTTTGATTTTGGCTTTAATACTCACGCAAGATTTGGAGACCCTAATGCAGGTGTTTTAAAAATTTGGTCTAATAGTTCCAATTATAATTTTATACAATCAGAATCATCAAGTTTAATCTTTTATGGAAAAAGAGATTCAGATGGTACTATATATGATATGATGCGTCTTAATGAAGAAGCAGGTGTAAAATTATATTATGATGGTGATGAAAAGTTTGTAACTACAAGCACAGGAATTAGTGTTACAGGTAATTTAGCAGTAGATACAGATACTTTGTTTGTAGATTCAACCAATAATCAAGTAGGTATAAACAATGCAAGTCCTTCAGGATTTACAAGTGATGCTAAAGATTTAATTATAGGTGATGGCTCTGGCAATAGAGGATTGACAATATATTCTACAAGTTTAGGTTATGGTCATTTATTCTTTCAAGACGCTGAACATAGTAGTAGTACAAATGGTGGTTTTATTTCTTATAGTCACGTTGGAGATGCTTTTGAAATTGGAGTGTCAGATAATGGACAAGGAGCAGGAAGTTTAAGTATAAGTGACACTACAGTATATACAAGAAAGAACTTTATAGTTAATGCTACTTATACAAGTCAATTTAATACCTTAACTGTAGATGCAAATGCTGCAAAATTAGGAATAAGAAACGATGCTCCTACTTACCCGTTAGATGTTAATGGAGAAGCAAGGTTTGGAGCTACTTATGTTACTTCAGATTTAACAGTAGATACAGATACTTTATTTGTAGATGCGTCTGAGGACTCAGTAGGTATTAATACAGCTAATCCTAGTGCTTACGATAATAATGCATTAGTAATTACTGTTCCAGATAATAATGGTATTACTATAGCAAGTGGAACTGATGAATCAGCTAAGATAGAGTTTGCAGATGATGTAAATAGTGGAATACAAAACTTTATACAATGTGACCACGATGGAGATATATTAGGTTATAATGCTTGGGGTTCACATCAATTTACAGTTGGAGAAGGAGTCCCATCTTTATACTTAAGTAATACTAGTACAACTGTAAAAGAAGATTTAATTGTTGATGGAAATGTAGGAATAGGAACTGATGACCCTGATAATAATTTACATATTGCGAATGCAGGAACACCAGTAATAAATCTTGAAAGAGTAGATGATTTGTTAGCAGCAGGAAATGTAATTAGTGTTTTAAGAAGTACCTCGTTAACTAATAAAATTATTAGTCAAATATCTACTGAATGTGATTTAAACTACACGAGTAAAGGAAGGTTAATGTTCTATACTAATGATGGCACAAATCCAGTAGAAAGAATGCGTATAGACAGTTCTGGGTTAGTAGAAATAAAAAACACAACCCCTACATTAAGACTAACTAATACTCAAGACCCTTTTGGTAATGGAACAGTAGGTATTTTAGAGTTTTTTACAAATGATTCTTCAACAGGTGCAACAAGAACAGTTTCATCTATTGTATGTGATAATCAAGCAGGTTCATCAGTACCAGGAGGAGAATTAGTATTTAAAACATCACTTGGTGGAAGTGGTTCTCCTGTAGCTACAGAAAAAATGCGTA